CTCCACATTGGGAAGATTCCGCAACCAGGTGGGCCGCGGGCGTGGCGTATTCTTTGCCGGGGCTTGAACACGCCTGTGATTGCTGCTTAGGTAGCCCAGCACGGCTTGATACTGTTTCTTTTGTATCATCGTGTGCGCCTTCGCACGTTGCGCGGCACTCCATAGTGCCCTCGATGCGCTCGATCTCAGGAGTTCGAACTCGCAGAGTTTCTTCGCCTCTTCATGCCTGCACTTGAGGCGGGTTCGGTGTTCACGGCGGGTGACCGGCCTTGCCCGACAGCGTGCCTTCCAGGCTCCCGCGATCTCCTCCTCGGCGTTCGCTCTCTGCGTCAGCTCGTTCCTAACCATGCGAACATCCCACGAAGTACTATCGTTGTGGGCGGCTGTCGGCATTTGAGCGATCTCCTCGGCGATCTGCGCGGAGCATTGCCGCTGTTTGGCCGTCTTTCTCAGCGTCGCACGGCTAGTCGGTCCTCCGTTCAGGAAGACTCGGAGTGTCTTCACCGTGGCGACACCAAAGCCACCTCCTCCGTGCTCGACCCGTCCTGGCGGACCGAGCGACAGCCTCCGCTGCGTCTGACGGGCCAAGATCCTGATCGGCCGGGGGGTCGGCCGGTAGTTGTCCGGTACCTCACCTTTCGCGAAGTCGGCCAGACGGTCGCAGACGAGATGACCTCGGTCACCGTCCATCGACTTGACGCCACTGGCTTCGCCTAAACGCAGGTACGGATGCAACCGTAAGACCGCCCTCCCGCGCCGCTCAGGCTCACACCCAGCCTCGTGTGCCCATGATGTTCCGAACTGTTCGCAAAACACTGCGCACCTACCCCTGAACGACTTGCGGGTATTCGGAACTAGGCGACACCGGCGGAGACGAGCCTCGAAGAGGTCGCACTTCTCGGGCTTCCACACGGCGACGATATCATCCCCATTAATTTGGCTGGAATGAGTATCCCCGCTTCGGCGGGCGGACCACGCTACCAGCAAGGACATGATAGTCCAGCTAGGTCCTAGTCCCATGAGTGCCCCGGAAGTCAGACGAATCCCCTCCCACTCCTCCGCGCCTTCGCTCGCGCAGCCAAGTACCATCTCACCGGTAACCGCCGGTACTGCGCTCTGCATCCAATGCGGTGC